CAACACAGCGTTCAACACAACATCAAAAGACATCACAGCAAGTGAAGTTGGTGTAATGGTTGAACTTACTGACTTAGCGGCTGAATCAGCAACTGACGATGTAGCGGCGGCAATTGGTCGTCAATTAGGTTCAGCAATGGCTGAAAAAGTTGACACTGACTTAGCAGGATTATTTTCTGGATTTTCAAGCCAACTTGGATCAGGTGCTACAGAAATCACAGCAGATTTAATCTTCCAAGCGGCGGCAACACTAAGATCTAACAATGCAGACCAAAACGGTGGTTATGTGTGTTTACTACACCCATTCCAAGCATACCAACTTAAAAAGCAATTAACTAACGCTGGAGCGACTATGAGTCACTCATTATCAGACGTTGGTAACAATGCTTTGAGAGATGGCTTCTTAGGTAAAATTGCTGGCGTAGACATTTTTGAATCTAACGTTATAACTGGCACAAGTGCTGGTGCATACGTTGGTGCAGTTATGTCACAAGACGCATTAGGCTACATGGTTAAGCGTTCAATGAGAATTGAAACAGAGCGTAACGCTTCTAAACGTAGTTTAGAAATCGTTGGTTCTATGGCTTACGGCGTAAGTGAACTATTTGACACTTATGGTGTTGGCTTAGTAGCAGACGCACAACTTAACTAATAGTTAAACTGTTTAGAATAGGGCGTTTTGGCGCCCTATTCTTTTATACGAATAAATACAAATGGATGAAGAAGGACTTCACCAATAATGTTAGGAGCAGGACCCTATGGCTATATTAGCAACAATCACTGATGTCGTGGCATTTGAGCCAGACATTGAAAATTACGGTATTTCAGACTTTGACGGCGAAATCGTAAAAGCACAAAATGATGTTTTTAGAGATTTACGCATTCGTTGGTGGCCCACACAGCAAATTGGACTTTATGATGTAAAGTACGTGGCTGGCGGCGCAATTGAACCAGACGAAGATATGTACAATGCAAGTCAACTGACCCGTGCCTGTGTCTATCAAGCATTGGGATTTCACATTTATCCAAAACTATCACGATTTGAACCTGACGTAGACGTCTTTGAAAGAAAGATGGAACACTACAGACAAGAGTACGAACGTGAATTAGATTTAGTATTAAGAGACGGTGTGGAGTATGACTTAGACAGTTCTGGAACAATCACAGACAACGAAAAAGTAGCAACTCATCATCTTCGCCTAAAAAGGTAGATAGAAAATGAGTTTACGCAATACGATTGCAGACAACATAGTAGAAGTTCTTAAAGATATTGCTGACCCACGTCCTGTGTTGGTCACAAGAGAACCATTTGATGTTGAAAAATTAGCAATAACACAATTCCCCGCAATATTAGTACAGTCAGGTTCAGAAGAACGTGACACAGAAACCATGGGTGTCAGTGGACATCGTCGTGGTACTATCCTATTCCAACTTAGAGGCTTTCAAAGAGGCACTGAGTTAGATAAAAAAAGAAATCAATTAATTGAGGCAATTGAAGAACAGTTAGATTCAGATAGATACAGAGGTAAAACGTCTGGGCAAGTACAGAATTCAATGGTCACAAGCGTAGAAGTAATAGAACGGTTGGCTCCTCTGGCTGAATTTGTAATCAACTTTGAGGTTACTTATTACTTCGTAAGAGGATCAGCATAAAGGAGAAAACTATGATCAAAATGAAAAAGAACAATTCAATCAAAGAGGTCAAGGACCATTCTTTAGTTGAAGGATTAGAAAAGGAAGGTTGGACTAAATTTTTAGATGCCCACGTAGAAGTGAAGGCAACTGTAAGTCCACCTAAAAAGAAATTTACTGAAGAGGTAAAACTTGACAGTGAAGGAGTGGACGTGACGCCCACATTAAAAAAAGCGTCGTTTAATGAAACCAGCAACAAAGGAGAAAAATAATGGCTTTAACAAGTATTATTACTGGAAACAATGGTGTAGTTAAAATGGCAGATGCGAGTGATTCTTTAACATCAATTGCGAGCGTTCGTTCATTTTCTTTAGAAATTACATCAGACACAATAGAAAGCACAGCGATGGGTAATGACAGCAGAACATACCTAAAAGGACTAAGTTCTTTTTCAGGTACGGCTGAAATCTACTACGATGGCGATGTTTTCCCAACAGCAGACAGTGGATCTAACCTATCAGGTTTGAATCCAACACTTGAAGCAGTTGGACACTCACCTTATGCAGTTGAGTTATTCCCAGATGAAACTAACCATGCGGCAACTAAATTCGCAGGCAGTATCATCATCACAGGGTTTACACTTAACTCATCTATGGACGGCATGGTAGAAGCATCTATCAGTTTCCAAGGTAGTGGTGGCGTAACTTACACTAACACGTAAGAAACGTAAACAAATGAAAGTTGAAGTTCTTGGCATTAACGAAACTCTACAGTTTCTTGGAAAAAGTGTTACTGATAAAGTATCACAGGTTGCTGAAATCTATTTGGATGAGGCAAAGAAAGCAACACCTATTAAATCAGGTAGAGCAAGAAGAAACTGGACGAAGGAAGTTGATCGCCAAGACTTTAGCGTTTCAAACAACGTGCCTTACATAGGCAGATTAGAAGAGGGCTATTCAAAACAAGCGCCAAAAGGTATTACGAGGGTGGCTTCAAGGCGTGCTAAACGGAGAGTTCAAGGAATATGACACAACAAAACACAAAACCAAAGTCTGTATTAGATACAGCAACCGCACATTTTAGAACAAAGATCAGCGGCGAAATGACACACATCACAGTACCTGAATGGGGTGATGCAAAGATTTATTTCAAAGAAGCAAACACACTCACGGAAGAATCAAGACTTCTTAACCTTGCACAACAAGGCAAGACAGTAGAAGCATTGGTTGAAACACTTATTACTAAGGCAAGAAAAGAAGACGGTTCTAAGATGTTTACAATACATGACAAAGCAACTTTTATGAATGAAGTTGACCCAAGTGTTGTTATCAGAGTGTGTGGTGAAATGAATAACAAGTTAGACAGCAATCTGGAGATTGTTGAAAAAAACTAAAAAGCGATCCTGACCTTATGTTCATGTACAGGTTAGCAAAAGATTTGGGTCGCACAGTTAAAGAGGTTATGAAAATGACCACCGCAGAATTTACAGGATGGGTTGCATTCTATAAATTAGAAGCGGAAGAACAACGCAAAGCGATGAACAGCGCCAAAGCAAGGAGATAGTAAATGAGTGATGTAACAGTACGTTTTAGAGGTGATACACGCCAACTTGATCGTGCCTTAGGTGGTGTTAATCGTGGTCTGCGAAATGTTAACAAAAATGCAAGAGCAAGCCGCAAGTCATTGCAAAGCATAAGTGCTACTGGTGACAGAGTAACAACAGCACTTAGAGCCGCAGGTGCGGCTTTACTTGCCTTTGGTGCAGGTAGTGTAATCAAAAGTATTGTAAACACTACAACAAGATTTGAAGACCTAAGAACTACACTTGCATCAGTTACAGGTAGTGCCCAATCAGGTGCAGAAGCATTTAAATTTGTTAGTGAATTTTCAACAAGAACACAGTTTGGTATTGAAGAACTTACACAGTCTTACATAAAACTTAAAGCGGCAGGTATTGAACCTACTGAACAATTACTTACAACATTTACAGATACAGCGGCTATTACTACAGACCAATTAGGTAGTTTACAAGCCGTTACTGACTTGTTTGCAAGAACTACAGCAGGTGGTTTAGGACTTGAAGAAATTGAAAGATTAGGAGATAGAGGTGTACCTGTATTATCTATCCTTGAAGAAAAACTTGGCCTAACAAGAAATGAAATAAGTGAGTTTGGTAAAACAGCAGAAGGTGCCAAAAAGATTGTTGATGCATTTGCAGAAGGTATCAATGAAAGATTTGGTGGTGCTACACTATCAAGAATAAACAACGTAAGCACACAGTTTTCAAACTTACAGATAGCAATAACAAACGCACAGGATGCCATTGGTCAACAAGGGTTTGCATTTGCTTTAGGACAAGCCGCTACAGAAATTACAAATTATATTACAAAAAATGAAGACATGGTTAAGTCAATTGGTCAAGGATTAACCAAAGCATTCTTATACGCAAAAGAAACAGCATTTGTTTTAGCACAAAATATTGAAATACTTGGTAAAGTAATTTTAGTACTAATTGGTATTAGCCTTGCAAAATGGGCGATTGCCACAGGAACAGCAATGGCAGGATTAGCCGTTACTGTAGGTGGTGGATTGGTTAAAGCATTTGGATTCTTAGGCAAAGTATTAAAAGCAACAGCCTTGTTAGCATTAAGACATCCAATTATTGGTGGTATAGCAGTTGCTATTGCTGGTATTCAATATTTCACAGGCGGCGTATCTAAACTTGCAGAAAAATTAGGCCT